CCACTAACACCAATACCAAATGTTTGAATCCCTGCAGAAACTCCAACAGCGCAAACATCTTGAGTCATAGAATTATATGATGGTGCAGATGCTGATGGTGGTGAAGATTTTATATCTGAGTTTGTAGTATTGTTAGTTGTAGATGTAGATTCAGAACCAGATTGATATGTAGTTGTAGCAGTTGAAGTGTATCCTCCTTCAATTGCTGTATTAGATCCGGATGTGTTCGTTTGAGTGGAACCACCATAAGCTGGTTTTACGCAAAAAGCCAATAAGGTCATTAAAATAATTAATATACCTGTAAAATAATAGTTCATCCTGCTAACCTCCATTATTTTTTTTAACCTCATTTTCAAATGTTTTATCTACATCACTGTTTTTACATTCACATCCCTCGCAGGTGCAAATACCATATTCATCTGCATGTAGTTCATTATCTTCACCACAGTGACATGGGTGAAAACACTTACTACAAGAACCTCTCATGTTATTTTAAAAATAAAATTACGATCGAAGCCACTACAACACATCTGTAAACTAATAATGTTTTTTGATCAGGTAGTTGCATTTTTTTCCAAATATTTTCAATCATTTTTTTTCTCCTCCATTTCGTAAAAGAAATTATCGGTATCTTCTGTTCTCCATTTACCTGTTTCTTCTACGTTCCACTCTGATGTTTGTACTTTCCAATCAGGAATATCATCTTTTACTGTAAAAGAAGGTATGTCCCATATACATCTATTGTTAGGTTGTGCTGCATAGTTGCCATCATCTAAAGCAAGTATGTGCGCGCACTTATGTTCGTGCGGTATCTCAGAATGTTCGACGTCAAGTATATTACTCTCTGGATGTGCAAAGTCAACGGTAAATAAATAATTACCGTGATGCCATTTTTTATCTTTACCGATGTACTTACCTGATGTGCCGCCTAAAATATCCCAAATATGAACAGAAGGATAATAGCTAAAACAATTCCATAACTGAAGTTCATCAAGTCTACGTTTAGGAACATCTTCCGGTCTAAAATTTCTCTGTATGAAGGCAGATATCGGGAGACGATAAAAGACAGCGCCATTCTCCATAATCGCATGGAATAAAATAGCATGGCCTGCAATAGAGCTAAGACCAAAGATAATACAGTCTTCAACTTCTCCATGATGTTTTTTAAGATCATATAAATACTCTCTTCGTATTTGTGCATACTCTACTGGTATGTTTGCATTTAAATAAGACATTAATACTCCTCATTTTATTTCTCCCCAATTTTTTCCAGATTCATAATCTACTTTGTTAGGTATCTCTAGTTCAACTGCGGATTCCATAATTTCTTTTATATGTTTAGCCTTTTTATCATCTTCTACAGAAATATCCAACTCGTCATGTACTTGTATGTGTGCGACAATACCTTCTTTATAAAGCTCTAACATAGATTTTTTAGTCATGTCCGCGGCCGATCCTTGAATTAATTTATTTAAAGCTTTGTACGTATAAGCACGCTTGATGCCTGGTCCATGTTCCTGGACTGCTTGTTCAAAAGGTAATGCTTTATGCATACCAAAACTATTTGGTTCCCACAAATGAAAACGACAAAGTCTTCCTAGTAAAGTTCTTATTTGTCCACGTTGTTGTGCTCTGTTAGCTACTGAGTTCATTAATTTTTTAACAAAAGGGACTCTTTCATGATAAATTGTAAATAATTCTTCTGCTTTTTCTTTTGATACACCAAGTTCAGCTTGAAGTTTAGCTTTACCCATACCATAAAATAATCCTAAATTAATTGTTTTAGCAGCTCCTCGTGGTATGTCTGCCATTTTAGCAACGATAGTATGAAAATCTGCATCACCATCTTCGTAAGAATCTTTAACATTAAAGACACTTGTGTCTTGATCAAGGGATGCATAATGCACTACTAGTCTTGGTTCTTGTTGACTATAATCAAAGCATCCCCAATCGCAACCAGACTCAGGAATGAATAGGGATCTAATCATCGGTCCTAAATCTTTGTTGCGAGCAGGAATTTGTTGCAGGTTAGGATTAGAATAAGAAAACCTTCCGGTTACTGTTCCACCAGTATCAGATCTAATTTGATTAATATCTGCATGAATCCTACCATTATGTTCGTGTTTTATAATTGTATCTATAAATGTTGTATGTGCCTTGTTAATCTCTCTTGCTTTTGATATACATTTAACTAAAGGATGTTCATGAGAAGAAAGAAAATTTTTAGTAAATGATGGAGAATTTGTTTTTTCGGTTCGGTCGTATGGTAGGGAAAGTTTTTGAAAAACTTTCTCAATGCTCCTTGCAGCCCATATTTGAACATCTACTTGTGTTTCTTTTTTTATTTTTTGTAATAATTCTTTTTCTTGTTCAGCTAACTGTTGCTTTAGTTTATGAGCTTTTTGAACGTCTACCCTTACTCCTAAAAAACGCATATCGACTAAGCAAGGAAAAAGTTCTGTTTCTAATTCAAAAATAGCTTTTAGATCTTGGTCATTTATTTCTTTTTGCATTACCTTCCATAAATTAAAAGTTAATTCTGCGTCACGTTCAGCATAATTACCAACATACATTGCTGGTAGTTTCCACATATCAGCTTTAGGATCTACACCCCATTCTTTTGCAGCATTATTTAATTCTGTTTCATTTTTACCATGACCACAATAATCCCAACCCAATGATCCAAGATCGTATCTAAATCTATTTTCATTTACAAGTGATGCTGCAATCATAGTGTCAACTATAATTCCATTTATTTGTATGCCCATGGATCTAATCCAACAGACATCATACATTGCATTGTGAAAAATTTTAGTAGATGTAGTTTTACAAATATCTGTAAACCATTGTAATACTTTACTTTTTTCAAGGTTACCACCACCCTCATGATCGAATGGAAAATATCCTGAGTAGCCATCTGTTGCAACTGCAATGCCTACAACTTTACCTTTACCAACTACAGAACCTGTTCCCATAGTTTTTAACTCTGGATCATGTGTTTCTAAATCTATTGCAATCTCATCACAAAATCTAAGATCTGGAAACTCAGTAGGTTTTACCCACTCTGTTTGTGCTTTAAATATCATTTATAATCTCTCTCTTTTATCATTTCTAGATAATGTATTGCTTTATCTATGTCTTGCTCTTTTCCTTTCAGTGCATGCCTGCATATATACTTTATAGCCGATCCTTCAGCAAATGGCAACCTGTTCTCGTTTATAAATTGACTTGCTTGAATTTTCATATCTTTGTAGTGAGAACCACCAACTTGTTTTTTATACGCACTCATATCTTAAACTCCTTTGATTTGTTTGGACATTTTATTAAATATAAATTTTTCATAGTTCTTGTTAAACCTACATACCAAACACGATATTCTTCATCTTGTTTTTGTATAGATTTTTTTGCTCCTTTAATTGTGTTTGCAGTTTCATTTAAAAGTAAAACAACATTAGTTGCTTCACCACCTTTAGCTCCGTGTATTGTTGATACCTTTATTCTTGCGTCTTTCGTTGGATTTTCATTATTAAGTAATAATAGTTTCATATAATTTATTTGACTATCTGATACGTTATCAAACGCATCATACCACTTTAATGAAAGATTCATTGGTCCTTTTATTCTTTCTTTAATTCTTTGTAATTGTATTTCAGGAAGAGTTACTTTTTTTTGTAATTGTGACCAGTATTGTATATCTTCGTACAAACTTTTTCCAATACTATTTCCTTGTGCAGACTCAAAAAATAAACCTTTCTTTTTTAAATAAGTTGGTATTGGTTTTAACAATGATTTAGTTCTAGTTAAAATTAACCAGTCACCCGTTGACATATCAATGTCAGATAATTTATATACTTGAAAAATATTTCCAGATTCATCTTTAGGAAAATATTCTTTGTCAAGTCTATTATCTTGCACTCTATTGATGACATCTAATGCAATTTTTTGTATACTACTCGGCACTCTTTTTGAATATTTTAATGGTATTTCTTCTGCTTCCCAATTAATAAAAGAATCAACATCTGCACCTGCCCAACCAAATATAGCTTGGTCATCATCTCCTGCAATCCATACATCACATTTTGTATCTTCTTCTATTTTTTTAATCATAGACCACTGTATTAATGACAAATCCTGTGCTTCATCTACAAACATAACATCAAATTCTGGAGTTTTACCTTTGTCTAAAAATTTTTGTATCATGTCATTAAAGTCAATAAGTCCATATATATTTTTGTAGCTAATAATTTCTTTGTCTATTGCATCTAGTTTATCTCTTTCAATTCTTGAAAGATGTTCGTTTAAATCTAATTGATCCATAGTGCTTATTTGTTTTACTCTAGCTAAATTAATTAAACTAAGATACTCACTGTCCGACGTAAAAATACCATTCCAATTATTGGTTTCATATGATGCGTACTTTATTTGAATACCACATGTGTCACCTATAGATTTGTAATTTTCATCCTGCATAACATTTTCTTCTTTTAATCCTAATTGATTAAAAGCTAATGAGTGTAGTGTTTGAAAATATTCTATGTCTTTTTTAGTTAAATTTTTGTTTTTATCTAAATATCTGTCTCTTGCTTCTCCTGCAGCTTTTCTAGTAAAAGCAAAATAACCTATACGATTTAAAGGCACACCTTTGTCTACATACTTCTGAACTTCATTTAATAACCTTCTAGTCTTACCTGTGCCTGGTGGTCCTACAACTTTATATCTCATTAGTAATTACTTTCTTTTCTTTCAACAGGTTTATATTCAATTTTATCTATATGTAATTGTTTAAGCCTACATACTTTTACTGTCTTACCATCTACATTTAATGAGTGATTAAATTCAACATTACATTTATCTTTCATCTTTTGTGCAATTCTTTCTTCGGGTATTTTCCAACTAGAACCTAAATGATCTATAAAAGAATTAAATCTAAAATAATGATAGCCTTCTTCTGTTAAACATGATCCACTATTAATCTGTATTCTTTTTTGAGCTCTTGGTCCATTAACACAATATTGATATAACTCTTCTTTTAATCTATCTTGTATTTGTGTGCCTGCAGGTGGTTCTATCTTTCTAGAATTTTTTCTAAGTTCTGTAAGTTTTGCCCTAAAATCTTTTGGTTTTAATGGTTCGTGATATATACCTGTTTGCTCCCATATTAAATCTAATAATTCTGTTTGTTTAGTAATTAATCTTCTGTGACTTGCAACCACACCTGCTTTGTTGCCATCAGGTAATTCTACATTAAAATGATATTCTGGTTCTGCATACATAATTATTTCAAAGTCTGTAATGTCTGGAAACATTGTGATGCTATCTGACTTAACACCAAATGGCCTTGAATAACAAAGTGTACGCATACACTTACTATGTATTGGATCTTCATAGCAAGTATGACCTGCAGTATCTTTTTTCCATGCAGCTATCTTAGAATCTAATTTAGATTTGTCCCAAGGAAACTCTAAATAATTATAATTTGCATTTGAAACTTGATCTGGCCACTTGTCTTTATATTTCTTTTTAGCAAAGACCATATAATTATACATAAATCTATCTCTGCCATCATCTAACTTTCTCTTTGAACATAATGCCAAACATGGTGGGCCATCATCAAACTCTGGATTAGTCCCAAGTAATACGTTTTTGTATGTTTCCTCTACAAGTCTATCTAAGTCAGATTTATTAATTTTATTTTCGTTAGCAAATTTTATGAATTGTTCTAAATCTAATGGAGTATTATTTTTATCTATTGCGTATCTTTTTGTGCTACCATTATTGTAATAAGGTAAGTTTATAAAGTTACCTGGTTTTATATCTCCTTTGTCATCTTCCTTTAATTCTTTCTGTTTTGGAAAAATTTCTGTTTGAGGATCTAATCCCAAAGGCATTAAAAAAGATTTTAATGCTGAGATTAAATCTACAGCTGGTATTGGTTCTTCTGAAAACAAATAACAATGCAAACCCCCACTCTTTGATAGTATGGGTATTAATGGTAATTTGTATTGTTGGAACAAAGATAAGTAGCGTTCAACATTAAAGTTAGAATAATCTTTTGAGTCAATATCTATGCAACCAAACTGAACTGTTTTGTCTAGTCTACATGGTTGTATACCAATAGATATTTTACCTTCAATGTGATCTTTATAATCACCTTGTGTTATGGGTCTTCCTGCCCATTCATAATTAGGTTTGAGTTTATTTTTTTCTGCGTCCATTTCAGCAGATGACATGTCGGCAATACCAAAATCACCTTGGTAACCTGTAAATAATTTTATAAACTCATCAAACATATAGATCCCGGGTCGGAGCGGCTCCACTCTCGCTTTACCGCTCCTATCTTTCTTGCGAAAGAATTAGTAGTTAGATTCCTCTTGA